ATTTGCCTCATCGTTGTTTGTCAACAAGGAACCAGCTAAACCTGACAATACCGTTACTATATTCGATACACCAGGATTCCCTCCATATATGGGATTCACTGATGTAGGATATGAATATCCATCCATCCAGATCAGGGTTCGGAACAGGAGTCAGGAAGATGGATGGAATTTGATTAATGAGATATATCTATTGTTACATGGCCGGGCGCATGAGACATGGAACAATGCTATATATGAGAGCATCCGAGCAACAGGCAGTATTGCACTGCTTGACTGGGATGACAATGGAAGAGTACGTTTTATTATTAATTTCAACATTCAGCGAAAACAAGTAGCTGGAGAAAGTTAAAAAAGGAGGTAAAACAAATGGCAAGTAATGCAGTATCTGGTGTAGGGACAAAATTTGGAAGATGGAACGGGTCATCCTGGGACTATCTTGCAGAAGTGAACTCTATCACTGGACCGACTATGACCAGGGATTTCATTGATGTAACATCATTGGATTCCACTGGGGGATACCGTGAGTTTATCACAGGTTTCCGTGATGCAGGTACTATCAGTCTTTCGATGAACTTTACGAGAGACTCTTACGACCTGATGTTGACTGATTTCGAGAGTCCTAATGCGAACAATTACGAAATCATCCTTCCGGATGTTGACGTAACAAGTTTCGAATTTGAAGGACTGGTGACAGAAGTTCCGCTGACCATACCTACGGATGATAAGATAACTGCTGACGTGACAATCAAAATCACAGGTCAGGTAGTTATGAATTCGGGAACAGGTTCAGGGAGCTAATTGAATTGTTGTCCTAATCAGGGATTTTTTATTTTTTAAATTATAATTGGAGGTTAATCAAAATGGGAAATTTATTAGATCGCAAGAAACTACTTGAAAAAGAAAAACTTGAAATCGTCAAGGTTGAATTTGAGAATGAGGATTTTGTTTATGTACGCCAGATGACGGGACATGAACGGGATGTGTTTGAACAGTCGCTTTTGAAAAAGAACAGGGATAACAAGGGTACTGTTATTGGTTACGAGCAGAGTACAGAGGATTTTCGTGCTAAGTTGGCTGTTGTCACTTTGTGTGACGAGAAAGGAGAGGCATTACTTAAACCTACTGATTATGGTGTTCTTAGTTTAAGTATGAGTGCGAAACGGTTGGAGAAGATTGTCAATGAAGCACAGAAGTTAAATGCGATAACTGAAGAGGATAAGGAGATATTAGTAAAAAACTCCGAAGTCGGCCCAGCCGACAATTCTATTTCAGACTCTGTAGAGAATTAGGGATATTACATCCGGACATCCTTTTAAAAGGTACAGAGGATGTCTATAGGATATTTGGGGTTCCTTTTATGGTGCGGACAAGCAGGGGGTTGACTTCAAGGCAGATAAGCGAATGGGAGGCTTATGACAGGCTTGACCCTATTGGCAGGTGGAGGGATGAATTTGGGATGGCTTCATTGCAATCGGTAATAACTAATTTGGCAATAAGCGTTCATGGTAAGAAAGGTTCAAAGATGACAGAGATAAAAGACTTTATGCCGGAATGGGATTTGACTGCGCCAAAAGAGATAAAGACACAGAGTATAGAAGACATGAAAAAGGTATTTCAGGATTTGGTGAAGACAAATAAGCCACAGAAGAGGGTGAGGAAGTCTCCTGATAACTTAAAACAGAAGAAAGATGGCAGCGTATAGTTTAGGTTCGTTAGTAGTAGAATTGGGAGCAGATGTCAGGGGACTACTTGGTATCAATGATGCTATGCTGAAGGTACAGCGGGAGATGCTTACTTCTGTCAACAAGATAGTCGCTGCTTTGGACAGGATAGAGAAGAAGTCTATTAGTGTAAGTAATTCTACTACTAATAATGTAATTCAGAATGAAGAGAAAAAACGTAAAGAATATACCAAGACTGCACAGACACAGGAATCATTAGCTAAAGGGAAACTCGCTATTACTGAAAAAGATGTCAGCAATGTGATGTCTGAGAAGAATGCTATTAGTCAATTAGCTGAGATACATAATGTCTCTGAAGCTGTTATACGTGAAGCCATACAACAAAGAATTGCTGTTATCAAGCAAGACGAGTTGAAGATTGCAGCAATGAATAAAATACATCAGAAAGCACTTGAACAAAATGCCAAATTCAATCAACAAATAGTTACAAATGCAAAAAGGGCAGTTGATCAAGAAATAAAAGAAAGATTAAGAGTTGTTCAGGCAAGAGGTGCGGAGGAGCAGAAAAAGATTCAGATGGCTATTGCTACGGCAGAAGCTGAAAATAAAGCACGTAAAGTTTCCTTAGATGATTTCACGAAGAATATAGCGACTACTGCACAACGAATCAGGACATTTGGTTATTTGGCTTCTGCTGTAATCACGCTTCCAATAATTCAGGCAGGGAAAGCTGCATTTAATATGGCAAAGGACTTTGAATATTCAATGCAAAAAATTGTCGGATTATCTAATGTTGCACAAGAATCTGTGAATAAATGGCGTGATGAGGTAATGAAAATGGGTCCTGAGTTGGGAAAATCACCGAAAGAACTTGCTGATGCTTTATACTTTATTTCTTCATCTGGGATTAAAGGAAAAGAAGCCTTAGATGTTTTACGGACATCTGCTAAAGCATCTGCAGCAGGATTAGGAGAGACAAAAGAAGTAGCTGATTTATTAACATCTGCTTTAAATGCTTATGCAGGAACAGGACTTACTGCAGCAAGAGCTGCAGATATATTAGTTGCTGCGATACGAGAAGGCAAGGGAGAAGCCAGTGCTTTTGCAACAACAATGGGACAAATAATTCCAATAGCTGCAAATCTCGGAGTATCTTTCGATCAGGTGGCAGGAGGTATGGCTGCAATTACATTAACTGGTTCTTCTGCCTCTAATGCTGCTGTTTATCTTAAAGGAGTTTTCAATTCATTATTGACTGCTTCATCTCAAGGAGAAAAGGCTTTAAAAGCAATGGGAACCAGTTATGCTGAGTTAAGAACTATTCTTGCTGGACAGGGACTTATTCCTTTGATGCAGAAATTACGGGATTTGCAACTGAAATGGGGAGATGAAGCTATAAGTGAGGTATTACCTAATATCAGAGCATTGACAGGATATATGTCTATTGCAGGAAAGAATTTTATGTATAATGCTCAATTAATAGAAAGAGTTAGGGATTCAACTGGATCATTGAATAATGCATATAAGGCAGTAGCTGAGACTATACAACAGAGGTTTAATAAAGCAATAGCTATATCTCAGGTAGCAATGGTTACCCTTGGAAAGTCTGTAGCTGCTACAATGCTTCCTGTTATAGAAAAGTTGGCAGAACGGTTAAATAAAGTAATTATTTGGTTTGATAGTTTATCTGAGACACAAAAAAGAACACGTATTAATATAATAGCATTTGTGGCTGCATTAGGTCCTGTGAGTTTAATCCTTAGTGCAATAATGTATGGTGTAACAGGATTAATAACTGTGTTTAAGGGATTATGGACTGCACTTAAATATACAGTTCAATTTCTTCGTTCACTTACTTTGGCTATAATGGAAATGCCTTGGATGTGGCTGGCTTATGCTATTGGAATTGCTGTTATAGCTTTGGTTAGATTTGTAAGAGAGAAAAATGCACTTAATATTGCAATGGATAAAGCTGCTGAACTTAATAAAAAAGAACAAGTCAGTTTAACTATTCTTGCAGATAGGATAACGAAAGCAGCAATAGGAACAAAGAAAAGGACAGATGCTATACAAACATTTAATGATAATTATGGTACTTATCTTCGTAATCTGATAACAGAAAAATCATCCGTTGAAGACTTACAAAAAGCATATAATCAGGCAGCAGAAGGAGTTAAGTTATATACGAAAGCCAAAGTATTACAGGAAGAATTAGAAAAAAGATCAGACAAGACTTCAAAAGTATTCAGAAATCAATTAAAAGCATTCAGAAATGCTATTCTTGATTATGATCCAAGTGCTTTAGGTGATTTTTATGATAGAGCATATGCTGTTGCAGATAAAGCAATAATGTATGGAGGCGGGAAAGTAGATAAGGTCATTAAAGATCAAGAAATAGGTAAATTATATAATGAGTTTATTTCGGAAATACAAAAAGATGCTAAAAAAGGTAGTTTAACTATAAGTGAGTTTGCAGCAGCGATGGATCGCTTTATGGAAATCAGGTCAAGGGAATTTGGATTAAATAATGCTTTCAAAGAAACAAATAAGCAGTTAGAAACTTTAAAAGAAAATGCCTATAAAGCACAAACAGCTATTAATGATATTGCTTTACCTAATTATGCAAAAAGAGATCAGTCTAAAGTTGCAGCCATTCAAGAGATATGGAATAAGTTGAAGAAAGCAGAAGAAAGTTATAATACTTTACAAAAATCTTATGCAGACATAGGGAATAAATCACAGACATTTGCTCAGGAGAGATTCAATATAGCTAAAGAAGCGTTTGAGTCTATGAGTATGGTTATCACAGATAAAGCAGATCCTGCTCTTATATATATCACTAAGTTATTAAAAGAAGCACAAGATGCCCTTACCAAAACAGGCAAGACACAGCAATTTAATGAGGCACTTGATGAGTTATGGAGTAATATGCTAAAGAGGATTGATGCTGCCGAGAGAATGGTTGAATGGAACAAAAAAGAAGGGAAGTCTTATGATTTGGTGAAAGATAAGGCAGGAATCTATCTTGATACATTAAAAGATTTGATGGTTACCCAAGGGATTACCAAAGGACCAATGGTAGATTACATCAATAAAAAATTAAAAGAACTTAATTTCAATTTTTCTGAGTCAGCAGAGAATGCAAGGAAATATGTTAAAGATCTTTCTGATATATTAGGCAATCTTAAAATTGATTTAAATGCTAATCTTCTTGGTGGAAAATTTGATCCGGAATTTGATAAGGCTACTGCTGATGTAGAAGCCTACAAGAAAGCATATGAGGATTATAAGAGGAAATTAATGGAATTGGAACCTCTTATGCCAATATTAGGATTAGGAAATGTTTCATTTCTTGTCTGGAATGCTCTTATTGCAAAGGCTAAGGAATTAAAAATAAACCTTGACGATGCCATTACGACTCAGGAAAGAATGGAAGACTTAAAAGTGCTAAGAGTGTTACAGGCAGAAGCTGATGCTTTTGATACTTTAGCTGCAAGAATTGAAGTTGTTAATTTTACCATACAAGCACAAGAAAAAGATTTTCGTAAAGCAATTCAAGGAGGACTTGATCCTGCAAGTAAAAAAGCTCAAGAATACGCTAATAGACTTACTGCATTAAGAGGGGAACTTGTTAATTTACAAAATGCACAGAATATTCAGTGGTTGACTGATATGAATAATGCATTCCAGACAGGTGCAAGGAATGCGGATTTAGTAACAGGGTATATCAGTGCTCTACAGAATAAACTAAAATATCTGTCTGAAACAAATCAAGGAGGAGGACCTGATTTTCAATTATTAGCAGATAATTTAAAGAAACTGGAAAACACAAAAGATGTTATGGATATTTTAACATCTTCTTTTACTGATTTCTTTAGTATAACAAAAGAAGGATTTGAGAACTTTGACGATTATATTAAGAAATGGTTATCTTCATTACTTGCAGCCTTTCAACAATTTTTAGGACAGAAAATAGCGGAGAAAATTGTAGCTGCATTAATGCCAGCAGAAAAGACTACAGGACCAGCAGCAAGTGCTTTAGCACTGGTAGCCACAAATGAAGCAATTGTAGCATCTGAAGCAGCACGTATGGCTGCATTAGCGGCATCTATCCCTGTGACAAAAGCAGCTGCTATTGCAGCTGGACAGTTAGCGATAAACCTTGCTGCTGCTGCGGCTGCTTGGATTCCTTTCCCTGGTAATGTAGCAGCTATTGGTACAAGCATAGCAGCTGTTGTAACAGGAATAACGGCTGCTACTGCGGTATTAGCTGCTGCAACAGCAGTAGGATTAAAAGAAGGCGGTGTTGTTCCGCAGGGATATCCTAATGACTCGTATCCTGCAAGGCTGACTTCAGGAGAGACAGTCCTTCCGGCAAAGAAACTCGATCAGTATGAGTTCGGGAAACAGAGCGTAGCGGTGATAGAAGGAGATGTCCGCTTTGAAATAGAAGACAATAAACTTGTGGGGATACTGAAGAAATATGAACGCAAAAATACACGGGTATAAGTGGCACATGATTTAAAATACCAATCGGACTTTTATAACACTCCACCTTTTCAAAAGTTGGTGTCGGTAAAAATCTATAAGAAAGATTACGGGGTACATGATGTTATCCTGCTCCGTACTCAGGCAGTGACCATAGAAGTTAATTATCAGGACGAAAATACTCCTATTATAGGAACGGTAGCAAAGATTAATATTATCAATGAAGGAGAGTTTACTTCACTGGAAGACCTGCTTACATCACTTGAAAAAGAATTCTATTGCACAATAGAATATGATGGAGCAATAGTGTTTCGTGGCTTTTCGCTTTGTGACCTTAATGAGCAACAGTTCCTACCCTGGTCAAACATAACACTTCAGTTTACGGATTACCTGCGTAAACTTGAGGATATATACGTAGCTTCTGATTCAGAAGATTCAAGTGGTGATGAGGTTTACCTTAATGCCACAGGAGATATTTCTATGCCTTCTTCTCTGTTTGCTATCGTGAACAGTGCATTACGGATTATCTTTGGTATAGAGCAATCACTTCCGCTTTATATCAACTCCACTTTGTTTGAAACCACTATGGATGACGGAGCATCAGATTGTCTGATAAAACAACTATGGGTAGAGAATGCAATGTTCTTTACCAGCATGACAGATTTTGACGATGCCTATACAGCTTTGAATAAGATACTGCGTTCTCTTGGGGCATATTTCTATTCCAATGGTACGAGGTGGATACTGGAACGGCAGGAAGATGTCTTCCGTACAGGAACCTGGGTATATTTTCCGGATTTGGTATTAGGGGCAACAGTTCAGTCTGTAGCGAACCAAAAGCAGGAATACAATAAGCAGGATGATGATTTTGAGTATGTGAATACAAGTCAGGTGTTGCAGTATGCTTCAGGGTTACAGAAACTGATACTGGATTTGAAAGATAAGCCTTTCGATACGTTTGTCTTCAATGATTTCACGGTGGATATGGCGACTGTTTCTGATACCACACCTGATGCAGGGACTTTAAGTTTACGGAAGTGGTATATCTACTGGGAGGCTACTCCACTTGCAGTAGGTTATTCATTTAGGGGCATGAATAAATATTTCAAGTGGGAATATGCTAATACAATAGCAGATCCAACCATGATGGGCTTGTATTATAGTTTTGAGATATTCTTTAATGTGTCTGAAGATATTCCAACAGAATTAACTGTAAGTTATAAGATGTCGGGAGATATGGATCTTACAAATATTTATGCTGCAGGAATACGATTTGCTTTACGGTTTGATGGTGGTACTTTATCAGATTATTATCTTGGATATGTTTTAGGACCAGACGGGGAAACCCAAATTCTTGGATATGGAGAATTTTTTGATTTTCATATTAGACAAACTTTCGATACTACACAAGATAAAAAAACGAAGACATGGACAATATCACAAACATTTAATTTAACAGACAATAGGGTAGTTCCACAGCCAGGCACTCTTCCTGATGCTACAATGCCAAGTATATGGTCCGTTTTAGGTAATCCTACATCTCAGAAATTTACTATAATGTTTTTTCCTTTGGTTAATGTAGGATTAGCAGGAGCAGACGTATTTGAGATGACAAATTACATAGGAGATATAGAAGTAACCATTACCCAGCAACAGGTACTTAACAAACTGACATATTATGTTAATGAGGATTTTATAAAGACAGAAACTATTGACATAGACTTTTTCGATCTGACAAACAAAAATTTTGCTAATGGGTTTTTAGTGGGTGATGTATGGAATGACCTGCACAAATCCGAACTATGGGCATCGGAACAATCTAACACTCCACAACCATTGATGGATATACTGGCAAGAGACAGGTTTCGCAGGTATAGTCGTACCATACATAAATTGGTGGGTACGATAATGCACGATGGGTACATGAAACCTTTCTCGGTACTGACGGACGATAACCTGATGTTTGACTCGGAATATCCTATTAAGCTATTGC